CCCTCGGCGATGAACAGATGCGGCTCGCCTTTCACAACGAGGGCCTCAACGAGGTAGGTGTGCTCGGGCTTGGGGTACTTGATCCACCGGTGCGCTTCCCACGCTGAGAACCACGACTCCGTTGGCGAACTCTGCGGGAGCTGGCGCACGGGGGCTACTGGAGCCGGTGCCTCTGGCTTGCCGTTGCGGCGGATGTCCGCATTGACGAGCCCCTGCCATTCAGACGCAAACCGTGCGTCCGTCCACGCTGGGTGCATACGCTGAAGCATCCATCCCCGCGTTTGCTCGCGTGCCTCGTCCATTGTGATGACGCCACGCCGAACCATCCCGAGATTCGCCCCAGCCACCGAGTTGAATGCATCCCACCGAGTCTCCCCGCCCGTGCCCCCCTCGAACACATCCCGCTGGAAAGCCGGCTCCTGACGGAGCACGTTCCCGCTGCCGACTCCAAACAACCCCGCCTCCGGTGCCATGGCCTCCCCTGCTGGCAGCAACGTGCGCAGCCGCTCTCCCAGAGCCCCCGCGTTGTACACGCTCTCAGACTGCCACTCGATGACGGTCTGCACCGGTCGGCCCTGCTTGGCATGGACGCTACCGGCGAGTCGGATCGGTTGGTGAGCGCGTCCGTACGGGTTTGAGTCCACCCCGAGGCCCATGGCGGAGTCCCCGCCTGAGACCTTGGCAAGGGCGTCCCGCATCCGGATGGCCTGCTCGACCGGCACCTCATCATCCAGCGCGTACCAGACGTGCCGCTTCGGCGTGCCTTCATCAGTTGTCCCACCGGAGCACACGACCAGCGACGGCTCACCCAACTGCTCAGTTAGCTCGCGCATCTTGGCATCAGTGTCCCCCGCATCGAGGTCCGCGACCAGCGAGCGCATCCGCGCCACGTTGGCGCTTGTGGCCCTTCGGTCGCTCAAGATGCCTGGGACAACGAAGGTCGCCACGTTGTACTGCGCCCACCGCTCGGTGGCTGATAACACAGGCGCAAAGCCCTCCTTTGCCGGTTCAACAAAGATGTCCTCACGGAAGACGCCTTCTTGGTCTGTGCCCTTCTCTCCGATACCGCGAACGCAAATGAACTCGTTCTCCTTCCAGTCTCGCTCTCCGAAGATGAGGCGAAGATGCTCTTGGGCTTGGCGTAGGTCAACCAAGCCACGACGGTCTGTCAATGGCTGCATTTTGTTTGGGGTAGTAGTCTGTCTTACTTCAGCCAGAACGGCTTTGTGGTGTTGGGGGCCTGAGTGGGAGCATCCTCCCAACAGGTGTTCTTGAACGAGCAGAACTTGCACCGAAAGTCGGTGCGGTCTTTACCAAGGCGCGGGAGTTCCTTGGGCGATTGAGCGTCGATGACGCGCACTGCGCGATCTGATGCTTCTTGGGCTGCGAGCGCATCAAAGGGAACAAGCTCAACGAGCACCTCACCGGTGTCGCGGTTGAGCGCCGTGAACATCCCGCCTGCGGGTATGTCGAGGTACGCGCAGTAGATTTGCATCTGGGCGTAGTACACCGGCTTTGAAGCCTTCACGCCCTTGTTCTTGGTGTCGTTCCAGCTTTTATCGTTGAGCGCCTTGTTCTCCCAAAGGAGCGGGTACTCAACACCGGTGATGGTGGGGCCGCCGGCGATGATGCCGTCGATGTGTCCACCGAGGCGCCCGTCAGCAGCGCGGAAGCCGAACTGTTTGCCGTCGCTCTTCTCAGTGAGCAGGTCGAAGCCAGCAGCGCGGATGTACTTCGCCATGCGATCTTCGCCGTCATGCCCCATGTCGAAGATGCGCAGAACCTCCGGTGGGAAGCCGGCGCCTTCGTCTTCGGGAGCGTGTTCGTACTCGTACCGGAGCCGGCGCTCACACGCCTCCCCCCAGCGTGAAGCCCCGAGATAGTCCCGCTTCTCTTGGTTTGCCTGACGCGCCAAAATCGCGCCGTCGATGACGGCTGCGATAGCGGCTTGTGCGGGTTCGTTTCCGATGACCTTCTTGGTCTCTGGCTTAAAGATGCTCATCGTCGTTCTTAAGGGCGTAGAAGATGCCGAAGATTGCCAAGAGCAACACCAGCAGATACGCGGTTACAGAGGCTTTGTCCTCCTGTTGGTAGAGTTTCACGGTGTCAGCTATGGCGATTGCCGCAAAGATGATTGCCAGCAGTTTCATGTTTCAAGAATAGAGGGCCCTCAACGCCGCTGGCTAGCCGCCATTCGGCAATCTCGGATTCGAGGCGCTTGATGGTTTCGGTAGCGGTGTGTAAACGCGCCTTGTACTCGTCGCGCTCTTCAGCGGCTTCGCTCAATGACGGGCAGTGGTATTCCGGCCCGAAGTGGTTCTCCCACGCAACACCGCAGGATGTGCAGTACTCGCTCACGGCTGCACCTCCTCCCATTTGCCCAGCGTGCGTAGAAACGCCTCTGCGCGTTGACGGGCGCTGGCGTGGAAACAAATTGCTCCTGCCATCCTTTTAAGTTGCGCCTCCATTCGGTAAAGCGACTTTCCTAAAGTTGCCTCCGCCTCGTGCATGGCGTTGAGGTCGGTGCAGTAGTCTAAAACCTCTTCTAACATTCCCGCATTTTCTCCAACCCATACATTCGGGTTCAACGGATGTCGGTGCAGATTCTCCCATCCGCAAGCGGCTGCAATAGCCACGTTTATCTGTTCGTCAGTCATAATTGCTTTGTTGGTTTCGTTGCTGAATAAGTTACTGATGTTTCGCGGCTCCAGAAAATCTCCTTGCCGCATTTGTCGCAGTCGTCCGCTCCTTGCTCGTCTTGGAAACCATGCCCCCATTCGGGCGAATCATCGTGGCAGTGGCCACAGTGCGGGCAAACGATGACGGTTTGATTGAGTGTGTGGTAACTCACGGCTGCACCTCCTCCCACTTGCCGAGCACACGGAGGAATGCCTCTGCGCGTTGTCGTGCGGTGGCGTAAATGACGTTGAATGGGCTTTGCCAAGCACCAAGGTTTCTAGGGTAAAACACCTCACGCTGGTCGTCCGTCAGCGTCTTCTCCGCTTCGTGCATGGCGTTGAGGTCGTGAACGTAGTTTGGGATTTGTTTGAGAGGTGTCCTGTTTCCGTGTTTATCGCGCAACATTCCAGATGCCCTGCGCTGAAACTCCTTTGGGGCTACTGATTCAGTGATTTCCTCCCACCCACACGCCTCAGCGATGGCGCGGTTGATTTGGTCGTTGGTCATGCCTGCCCCTCCTTCCATTTGCCCATCACCCGTAGAAACGCCTCGGCCCGATGCCGAGCGGTCGCACAAAAGAACACTCTATCATCGGATTGCTCTGCTTTTGTGACACGCGCCAGTTGGTTGAAGTAACACTGCCAAAGGTCATTTGAGATAGACTTTTCGGCTTCGTGCATCGCGTTGAGGTCGTCGCAGTAGTCTGGAATTCCAGGTGACGGATCCCCATTTGGCTCTTTTGCGTAAGCGGCAAATCCGAATCCGCTTAATGGTTTTTTTAGAATCGTCCACCCGCACGCCTGTGCAATCGCCACGTTGATTTGTTCGTTGGTCATTTCGCCACCTCCTCCCATTTGCCCATTGCCCTCAAGAACGCCTCTGCGCGGCGGCTGGATGGCGCACACAGTAAAGAGCGATACTCTGTATTCGGCATCAGCTTCTCAAGCCAATGCGTGTACCATTTGAACTGGTCTTCCGTCAGCACATTCTCCGCTTCGTGCATCGCGTTGAGGTCGGAGCAGTAGTCTGGCCACTCAGTAACCCAAACACTGCCTTTGCCATTTGTGCGCACAACTGGCTTGTTGTTCCACCCACACGCTTCGGCAATAGCGCGGTTGATTTGCTCGTCGGTCATGGCTGCACCTCCTCTTCTCTTGGCACTTGTGTGTCGCAGTCTTGGCAAAACCACATCTCAGAGCGCACGCTCCACTCCATAACGTTACCGCAGTTGCACTGCTTCTCTGCCTCGCTCTCGTCGTTGGTGAGCCAGCTATCATACCAGCTTGGGAGGTTCATTTGCTCTCCTTTCTGAGGCGCATGATTTCGGCCTCGATGCGTTTGAATGTCGCCTCGAACGCACGCCGGTTTGGGTGCGACTGAAGCAGTGTCTCCGTCAGTGCCAGAAGCTCAGTGGCTTCTTGTTCTAGTCTGTTTTTCATTTTGTTGTTGTTGCTCTGCGTGAAATCTCTCTTCTCAGGTACCATGCCGCTTTTTCAAGGTCTTGAACTTCATTGTCCTTGAACCCAGCCCTGAACACGTACTTTATCACGTTTCCAAGGTTGAACGAAAATGCCTCTGCAATGTCTATGCATTCGATTCCGCTCGGATGCTTGTTGTAATGCGCTGGGTGTTCGACGGCGCTGGTCGAGGACGGGTTGGATGATTTCGCGCCAAAGTTTTGAGTACATACTGTCTCTTTCGGTTGGTTTTCCATGTTCTTTAGCCAAGAATTGCTTTTTTTATTCGGGACTCGTTGAAACGCCATGTCAGCAGACAACTCGCACGATACCGAGACATCCCAAACATGGGAACGTCCGCCATGTGCTTGAGCTGCGCGTCAGTAGGCGGCAGCTTGATCCAACTCTTGGTCTTGCGCGAGTTTGCGCGGTCGCCATTGGATCGCAGGTAATCGTCCGCCTGAGCCAAAGCAAGTTCCTTGGAGTTGGTGCGAGTGATGATGCTGACGGGCCCGCCGTTGGGGGCGCCGATGGCGCTGAAGACTTCACCCAGCTTGATAACTCCAGCCCACGCGGTAAGCCCATTCGCCATGCGCACTGCGTCGTTAAAGAGCGACTCCCACCGGAATGGCGAGAGCGATATGATTTGCATCTCCGACATCTCGAAGGACTCGATGGTCTCAACGCCGTTGACCCGCACGGGGAAGATGTACCCGCACACGGGGCAGCTCCCGACCGCTGCCGGCACCTGAATGCCGCACTCGGGGCATTTCTTCATGGGGGCCTCGCCGGTCTCGCTCTGGCGCACGAACAACCGGTCTCCAGCGTCGATGTCCCCGTGCGTGAGCAGCGAGGCGCCGAAGTCCAGCACGATGCAATCGCTCTTAATGACCCCAGGGTATCGCTTCGCATCGATGCACGGCCTAAGCCCACGCCCGATCATCTGAATCATGGTGCTCTTCTGGCTGCACGGGCGCACCAGAACAACGCACCCCACACGCTGGCAGTCCCAGCCCTCGGTCAGCTTCATCACGTTGAGGAGCACTTTGATTTTCCCTTGGTCGAACCGGCGCAAGATGGTGGCGTTGTCGTCGTCCGACATCTCGGAGTGGACGGCCTCGGCGGTAATCCCCTCCTCACGGAACGCACCAGCCAAGTGTTGCGCGTGTTGGATGGTCGAGCAGAACACCACGGTTGACCGGTCTGACGCCTTATCGCGCCAGTGCCGCAGAATCTCCGAGTGAACGGCCCTCTTATCCATGATGGCCTCGACTTCGCCCATGTCGAACTCTGCACCGGTCTTCTGCACGTTCTGGAGCTGGTCGTTGAGCCCGATGTCCATGCGGAACGCACGCGGCTGAACCAAGTTCCCCGCTGCGATGAGCTCGCCCACGGTGATTTTGTCGGCCACGTTGTTGAACACCGCCGTGAGCGCCTGCTTGTCCCCACGCTCCGGAGTTGCGGTGAGCCCCAAGATGACCCCCTTCGGGGACTTCTCGCGGAACGCCTCCACAATCCTCATGTAGCTGTCAGCCGCTATGTGGTGGCACTCATCACAGAAGAGAGCCGACATCCCGCTTGGCATCGTTGCCAAGTTGATCGGCCGGCACAGCGTCTGTACCATCCCGAAGGTCGCCCCGCTGGACCACGCCTTTCGCTCGGCGTTAAACACGTCGACCTTAGCCGACGGGTTGTAGCGCTTGAAGGTCTCTTTGTTCTGGGTGACAAGCTCGTCGCGGTGCTGGATGACGAGCACCGGCGCTTTCTTCACAAACGGCGCGAGAATCGCGCTGCCCATGACCGTCTTACCTGCGCCAGTTGGCGCGATTCCTAATGTGTTGCCGCACTTGCCCAGTGCGTCGATACAGGCGTCAACGAACTGCGCCTGCCTTGGTCGTAAAATCATGTTGTGGCCTTTGTTTCACTGACGCAAAAATGAAAAAGCGTCGTTGCAGGATCTCCCTGCACACCATGCGGCTTGAGAATGCCGCTGGTTCTACATCAAAAAAGGGGGGCGAGACAACCATTATTGCCCCGCCCCCCACAACCCCAAACTGTACTACTTCAACCAAGCAGGTTTCTTGCCAGCCGTCGCCGCAGGCGCGGCGGTCTTCGCTACTGGCACCGGTGCTTTCGCCTCGGGCGCACTCTCATTGGCTTGGTTCCAGAGCTTGTGCCCGTTGCTGCTTGGGTTGGGTGAACCCCAGTCGCTGATGGAGTTGCGGTCAGCGCGTCCGTCCTTGCCCTTGTCGATGCCGACTTTGATGACGACCTCAGCGCCGTTGAGCACCTCGATGATTTGATTGAAATCACCGCTGTTGAACTGCTCGTAAGAAGCGGGGTCTTCGTAGTTGAAGACGCCACGGCTCTCAAGAATGCGAGTGATTGCCCCGATACCCATCTGGCGCCACACCTCGCTGTTGGCTTCATCGAACGGGTTGCAGACCATCCCGAACACGCGCCGGTTGTTGTACTGACCCCCTTGGATGGCGAGCTCGATGGAGAGGTAGTCTCCACCGGTGGACTGACTGCTCTTGCGCTCCTTCACCACAAGGACAGCTTTCGCCACTGTCCCCTTGGGAATGAGTTCCATCTCTGTTGACCCGACGTTTGTTGATTGTGCGTTGAACATACTGCTTTCGATTTTTGTTTTTAGTGTTTTTAGTGTTTTGAGGTGTCGATGCGTTTACCTGCGCGGATCTTGGCGAGCACCTTCCCAAGGTCAGCGGGTTCTTGAAGCTCCAGCGTACCGGAGCGGTCTTTGGCGGGGTAGCCCCACGGGTTTTGTTGGTGGCAGACGAAGGCGCGGTATTGCGACTTGTCCTCTGCCTCGAAGTTCTGAAGCGTCAGGACGAGGTCAAAGATACCAGGCAACTCGCGGCCCGTCTTCGAGCCCTCGATTTGAACGTCCCAGTACTTCCTCTTTAACTCATCCTCCTGCTGCTCCAGAATCCCCACCAGCACCACGTTCTTGTGGCAGTGCTGTAGTTGGGTTACCCAACGAATCATCTCGCGTCCAAGAAGCCCGTAGGCCCCACGCGTGTCTGGCTTGCCGGTCTTGTCGCTGAACGCTTCCGGTTGCTGCTGACACCACGCGAAGCACATCCGGCTCGCCACGGTGATGGAGTCAACGAACAGCGTCTCGTATTGTTCGTGTCCGGACGCCGGCCCGAACGCCTTCACAACGGACTCGTACGCCGACTTGGAGTAGGAGCCGTTTGCGTCCGCAGGATCCGGTCCACCCAGCCACAGGGCGATGGCCTTCGCCAGCTCCCACGGATGAGCGCCCATCTCGTTTGACGTGCCGCGAATGTCGAGGCAGTCGCCTTTCCAGTCTTTGCCCAGCGCCAGCGTACCGGCCTCGAGGTCAACAAAGAGCGTGCTCTTCGCGTCCAGCGTGCGGGCTTGGTAGGTCTTACCAACACCGGCAGGGCCGAACACAACTGCCTTCACACAATCCGATGTGCGCTTGAGGCGCTCGTCTGCTTTGATGATGCGCAGGCTCATTTGATGAAGGTGATACGGGGCTCACTGAACTTGGTGGTACGCGCCTCCATAACGCGCCGCAGCACGTCTTCGTTGCCGATGCGCTCGATGGTCTTAGCCGACACCGACATCTTGGTAGTGACAAGCTCCCGTGCGTCAGCCAGCGGCAGCGACTCGTACAGAGCCTGCAACTTGCCCTGATCCCACAGGTAGGTCGCCTTGACTTCGTACGTCAGCTTTACGCCGTCCACTTCCGTTGTGAGTGAGCCGTATCCACGGCCCGACTCTGCTAGCAGGTTCTGGAGGTTCGCCCCATGCTCTTGCATGACGGCCTGCTCCAGCGTTTGGATTTCTTCTTCAAGGGCGGAGATTTTTGTGAGCCGTTTGGCTATCTCCTCCCGCATTTTTTTCAGGTTCATTTTCTAGTTCACGTTTCAGTTTATGGCACACGTCTTCGAGTCGAAGCACCCAGCCTTCGCGGTGTGCAAGCGCCACAAGCGCCGCAAACTTCTCCAGCGGGATTTTCCGTCTGCGAATCCATGTTGATATTGTTCTCGGTTGCACAAGTACCCCCGACAACACCAACTTCTTCCAGAGCAGGTTCTTTCCCCCGAACCGGAAGACCATGTGCCTCGCATC